GAACAAGTAGCTGAATACAAAGGTAGAATGTCTACGAGAGATTATGGTAATCTATTAGTTAATATAGCGACTGAATACAATAATGCTTTATTAGTGATTGAGAACAACAATATAGGTTGGGCTACAATTCAACAAGTCATTGATAGAGAGTATGAAAATTTATTTTATATGAGTAAAGATTTACAAGTTGTTGATGTGCATAGACAAATTAATAATAAAATAAATAGAATGGAAAAACAACTTGTACCAGGATTCACAATCACCTCTAAAACGAGACCTTTAGTAGTCTCTAAGTTAGAGGAATTTTTTAGAGAAAGAGCTGTTACGGTTCATTCTCAAAGATTGATTGATGAATTATTTGTATTTATTTATAATGGTAGCAGAGCAGAAGCAATGTCAGGATATAATGATGACTTAGTTATGTCTTTTGCTATGGGTTTATGGATAAGAGAGACAGCTCTCAGATTAAGAGCTGAAGGAATAGAATTACAAAAGAAAGCAATGAATAGTATATCATCAAACCAAGGTGTATATACACCAACAAATAACCAGAATGATTCTTGGAAATGGGAAACAGGTAAAAAACAAGAATCATTAGAGTGGTTAATTAATTAAAGAGGTAAAAAATGGCTGACACAGGCTTAAGAAGTAGATTATTAAGACTTTTTTCTACAAACGTAGTAGTAAGAAATGTTGGAGGTAAAAAACTCAAAGTATCAGACACGAGTCGTACTCAAGCATATCAGAAAAGTAATCTAATCGATAGGTATCAAAAAATATTTACAGGTGTAGGATTAAGTGGTTACTCAGACGCTCTAATGACTAAGACGATGAGACTGAACTTGTTTAAAGATTATGAGTCTATGGATAGTGATGCTATAATTTCCTCAGCCCTTGACATTTATGCTGACGAATCTACGATGAAATCAGAATACGGTGATGTTTTAGAAATCAAAACTGATAATGACCAGATAAGAGAAATATTACATAATTTGTTTTATGATGTAGTGAATATTGAATTTAATTTATGGCCTTGGGTTCGTAATATGTGTAAGTATGGTGATTTCTTTTTGAAATTAGAGATTGATGATAAGTATGGTATTACAAATGTTGTACCTCTTTCAGTTTATGATACATCAAGAATTGAAGGAATCGACCCTGAGAATCCTGAATATGTTAAATTTTTAGTTGAATCAACTACAAGTGAACATAGATATAAAGCTGAACGTTCCTCAACAAGAACTGAGTATGAAAACTACGAGATAGCTCACTTTAGATTATTATCAGATTCAAATTATTTACCTTATGGTAAGTCTCAAATCGAGGGAGGTAGAAAAACTTGGAAACAAGTAACATTGATGGAAGACGCTATGATGATTCATAGAATTATGAGAGCTCCTGAAAAAAGAATTTTTAAACTTGACATAGGTAATATACCTCCTGCTGAAGTTGATAATTATATGCAAAAAGTTATCAATAAGATGAAAAAAGCTCCTGTTGTTGATGAAGACACTGGTGATTACAACTTACGATACAATATGCAAAACATAACAGAGGACTTCTTTTTACCAGTACGAGGTGGTGATAGTGGTACAGCCATTGAATCATTACCAGGTTTGACTTATGAGGCTACAGAAGACATTGAGTATCTTAAAAATAAATTATTATCATCTCTTAGAATACCTAAAGCGTTTTTAGGATTCGAAGAAAATGTTGGTTCTAAAGCTACTTTAGCTGCTGAAGATGTAAGATTTGCTCGTACAATAGAAAGAATACAAAGAATAGCTATAAGTGAATTAACAAAAATGGCTATCGTTCATTTATATGCTCAAGGGTATCAAGATGCTGATTTAGTTAATTTTGAACTTGCTTTGACAAGTCCCTCAACAATATATGAACAAGAAAAGATTGAACTATGGAATAGTAAGACCAGTTTAGCTTCTTCGATGTTACAAGATGGACTTGTGTCTTCAGAATGGATTTATAAAAATGTATTTGGTTTTACTGAGGAACAAATCAAAGAAGAAGATGATAATATAGCCTTTGATTACAAACAAAAGTTTAGACGTTCTCAGATTGAGAATGAAGGTAACGACCCAGCTAGCTCAGGTGAAGCAAAAGGTACTCCATCAGATATGGCAATGGGAAGAACAGGACACGAATTAGATGATAAGGGAGGAGCACCAGAAGGTGGGTTTGAAGGAGCAGGAAGACCGAAAGAACCTAACAAGTATGGAAAAGATAGTGGTGCTCGAGGTAGAGACCCATTAGGAGCTCACGATATGAAGAAAGGTGGTAGTGGAGCACCTAAATATGGTAGACCGCTTGCTTTAGCTCACTATGACGCCTTGAAAAAATCGATGAATTTTAATAAAGTTGATACAAAAATTATCACGGAAACTTCTGAAGTTGAAAAAGAGTATAAGGATGAGGTAACTTCTTTAACTAAAGACACTTCAAATGAATAATTATTATTTAACTTTATATTTATTTATGACAAAATATATAATGAAATGGAGTATTATATAATGGCTCGCAAATTGAAGCATTCTAAAATAAAGAATACAAGTATTCTTTTTGAATTACTAACAAGACAAATTACAGCTGATGTTTTAGCAGGAAAAAGTACTAAGTCAGTTAAAATAGTCAAGAAATTTTTTAATGAAGAAACAGAACTAGGTAAAGAGTTACAACTTTATCGTATTTTATCTGAAAAACATTATCACTCAGAGACAAAAGCTAGAGATTTGTTATCTGCAGTTGTTGAATCAAGAAAAAAACTTAGTAATGCAAAGTTACGTAATGAAAAATATAATTTAATCAAAGAAATTAAAGAGAATTATAACTCCACAGATTTCTTTAATGGTAGAATTACTAATTACAGATTGTTAGCAGCTATCTATAACACTTTTTTATCAGAAAGTGCTACTACCGTATCATTTAATCCGGAACAAACTACAAGTTCCAAACACACGATTTTAGAACACATTACAAATAAAAAAATCACAACAAAACAGGTAAAAGATAAAATTCTAAAAGAGTATTCTCAAAATGACAAAGATTTGAGATTACTTACATATCAAATTTTGGTAGACAAATTTAATACAAAATATAAGTCATTAAATGAATCTCAAAAAAATCTACTTAAAAGTTACATAAATAATATCAGTAATACAAATTCATTACGTGAGTTTGTAAATATAGAAGTCAAAAAAATCGAAGGATTACTTGAAAAACACGTTGACCAAGTAAGTGATACAATCACAAAGATAAAATTGACCGAGTCTATAAATCAAATAGGTAATTTGACAAAAGGAAAAATTGTAAACGAAAAACAAGTTTTGACTTTAATGAGATATTATGAACTTGTCAAGGAGATTGAAAATGTCCACTCAAATTGAACGACTCAAAGCATTAGTTAGAGAACTTATTAAAAAAGAATTAGAGGAAGTTTCTGTAACAGGAGCTATTGATGGTGGTGAAGGACCTCCTAGAACACCATATGCATTTCAATCTAAACCTAAAAAGAAAAAAGATAAAGAAAAAGAAAAGAAAATAGCTAACGCAGCAGGATATTCTAAAGTATCTGAGGCTAGATTTGCTCTTGATATTCAAGATGAAGGTGGTGTGAAATTGACAATCATAGTTGACGCAGGTTCAGCAGGAGCGGCTAAAATGAAAGTAGCTAGAAAACTCAAAGGTGGTGCTAAAAGTATATCCAATGTAAGGAGAGTTCAACCTGGTAAGGCTAAACAAGTTGATAAGAAACTCGAAAATGTTAATGAGGGAAGGTATCACGATTATAGAAATGATGAATCTCTAACTCCAAAACAAAAAATTGGATATTCAATGAGGGAAGTCAGAGATAAATTAAATGAATTAGACAAACTTGTCAAAATGAATGTTAGACTAAAAAATGAAATAGGTGTTGATTCTACATCTTATTGGAAAAGAACACATTCAGCAATGAAAAAAATTAGTGAAAGATTAGTAAAACTAGCTAATAAAGTTGGTCAACTTTACTAAATAAAAAAACGGAGTTTATAGTGAAACAATTAATCGTAGATTATTTACCTTTTGAAATTAAACCTGAACAAATATCAGAATCCATTAGTGAAAATAATGGTAAATTGGTTGTCAGAGGAGTTCTACAAAGAGCTGAAGCTGAAAATCAAAATGGTAGAGTTTATCCTCGTGAGATTCTACATAGAGAAGCTAAAAAATATACAAAAGAATTTATTAAAGAACGTAGAGCTATGGGTGAGTTAGACCATCCTGATAGTTCAGTCGTGAATTTACAGAACGTATCCCACAACATTAAAGAAATGCATTGGGAAGGTGATAATCTATTAGGTACCGTTGAAGTGTTAAGTACACCAAGTGGTAATATTTTAAAAGAATTATTTAAGTCTGGTATCAAACTTGGTATTTCTTCTCGTGGTATGGGTTCAGTTGAGACCGTCAATGAGGATGACCGTCAAGTTACACAAGTACAACCTGACTTTGAACTTATAGCATTTGACTTTGTATCAAACCCATCTACACACGGAGCCTTTATGTATCCAATGAATGAGTCAGTAGATAAAGATTTACCAGCAGGTAGAACTTGTGGAGAATATTGTAAAGTAGAAGCTATCATCAATGATATAATGAGAGGATAAAGATGAAAATTTTAGAATCATATAAAAAAATGGCTAAAAGTATGTTGACAGAACATGCTTGGGAAAGAAAGTTTGGTGAACCTCTCCCAACATTAGCTGACGTAATGAATGAAGCTTCACAAGATGATGATGATTACGTTCATATAGGTTACGGTAAGTACAAAGAAAAGAATATGGTAGATGACCCACAAGCTCCAACTTATTCAAAAAATCCAGCAGGAGCATTTGTACAAGATAAAGAAGATGATAAGAAAGATTCAAAAGGTGGTGATGAAAAAGAAACTCCTAAGGGAGCAGGTCTAGGACCAGATGACTTCGAAAGAGATTTTGAGGATGATGAAGAAGCTAAAGCAGCAGCTTTCGCTGATATGGAAGATGAATTTGGTGATGATATGGATGAATCTCACGGTAAAATAATTACAATTAATGGAAAAAAATATAAAGAAATCGAAAAAGAACCTATAGATGCATCTCACTGCAACTAAAAGTTAAGGAGTAAGATTATGAGTCAACCTACACAAAAAATGGACAAATACAATAGGTCTGTCCAACATCAATGATTCCATCACGCAACTTGGGGGTCTCCTAAGTATAAGAATGAAGGAATAGGTGAAGTAACTTGGCATTCTCTAACAGAAGATGGGAAAGTCGAAGTTTGTAATATTAAATTTGGTGATAAACACTATAAAAATGTTAGTGTTGAACATCTTAATCCAGTTAAAATGCAAGAACATGCTCACAAAAGAAGTGGTAATGAACTTGATGATAAGAAAAAGAAGAAAGTTAAAAAAGAAGAACTTAACTTTAAAGAAACGTATAAACGTATTGGTGGTAAATGAAACACAACTATAAAGAAATGATGGACCAATGGAAAGATTGGAGACTATCAGAAGATAAAATTAATATGGGTTCAGGAGGATATAAAGGTGACTTCGATAGTTTAGAAGATGCTATGACCCGTGTTGATAAGTTGTTTAAAAGTTTAATTAAAGAGTTAGCTAAAGATAAAGATGCTAACTACAAACCACAAGTAATGGAATTACAACGTCTTTACAAACGAAACTATGTTGAACTTAAGGTTAAATTAGACCAGTTTAAAAGGAAAAACACGTGATTAAACTTCAAGAATTAATCGAAGAAAATTGTCATTGTGGGGACTCCTGTTGTTCTACAAAAGAATCTGTTAACGAAAGTGTTGATGATTTAAAAAAGATTGTAGGAGAACTTGAGAAGGCCTCTAAACTTCACGCCGGTCAATCGAAAGCATTAGCTAAAGCTTCTAAAATGCATGCCGGACAAGCTAAAAGAATACAAGCACACCTTAGTGATGTGGACGAATCTATTGTAGAGAGCCCTGACGACAGAAGATTTACAAAAGTACAATTAGGTATGTTAATCAGACAAGAGGCAGAGTTCAGAAAAAGAATGCAAAAAATTGAACAAGGATTCTTGAGAGACCCTAACGAAACTAATAAGAAATTATCAAAGGCTATTCAAAAGTCTTATAAAGATAATGTAACTAAGTTTATGAGAGACGTTGTGGGTTACATTA